CCCTAGAACGACGCATGTTGAGTGTGTAGCAGTACTAACACTTAAAAAATAGCGTACCTAAGCCATTTGTGGCTAATTTAGTGGTCTAAAATTTAATATATTTTGTGGTTTTGTCCACCTCTTGTCCACCGATTTTTTATTGGTGGACAAATTTTTTATACTACTGCATCTGAAGAAGTAGAAGTGGATTCCTTTTGGATCACTTGTTCAAATGTATCAACTGCATCTTGTTCCATTATATCTGTATTGTGGACATAAGTTTGAAGTGTAGTTTCAATGTTTTGGTGTCCAAGTCTTGCTTGTACAGCTTTAGGACTGATTCCACTTTCAATTAATTTAGTTGCATGTGTATGTCTTAAACTATGGAAGTTAAACTTAATACCTAAATCATAATGAATAACCCTAGCAGCATATTTGAATGAATCAGAAGAACTGAATTGACCATTTTCTTTTCTCATAATTGGATTTGTTTCAGGTAATGCTACAGGTACTGATTTTTCAACTTCAATAAGTCTATAGATGGTATTATCCCTATCATCCTTTTCTTCCTTCATATACATCTTGGTATAGTATTCACCATACATCAGTTCATTTTCTAACTGAATCTTTTTATATTGCTTCAGTTCATCTAATAATGTTTTGCCAATTTTAATTTTTCGATTAGATGAATCAGTTTTTACTGAACCATAATACCAAGCAGATTTTTCTTCCCTTTTACCTTTTACTTCCCTAACTTTTCTAACATCAACACCATAATTTCTTTTATAGGTGGATTTATTAACATCTATAGTACATTCATTGAAATCAACATCATCCCAAGTAAGACCATAAACTTCAGCTATTCTTAGTCCTGTGTAAAAGCCAATAAGAAGTGCATACCTAAAAGGATTACCTATAGGGAATCGTTCAACCATTCTATTAAAATCTTCAGTTGATATGACAGTTCTATTAGTTTCACTTTTCTTTGCTTCAAGTTTAGGATATTTAATATATTCTGCAGGACTTGACTGAATAAACTGACCAGGTACAACTGCATATTTTAATGATCCACTTAATACACCCATTATTCCTTTTAATGTGTTTTTCTTAAGACCTGAAGTGAATTTCTTATTCACATATTCTTGAAGCATCATAGGTGTTAGATTTTTTAACTTGAATACACCAAGACCTGGTTTAAGGTGTTGTTCAATTATTTGGTCATAAGTAACTTGTGTAGTGTACTTGCAATTAACCTTTACATAATTTTCAAAGTAGTAGTCCAAGTAATCTGCAAATGATATTTCAGTAGGACTGAACTTCATACCAGCATTATCATATTCTGCAAGTGCTTTAGCACCAGCAATTTCTGCTTCAGCTTTAGTTCTAAATCCAGCTTTGGAAATACTATTTCTTTTACCATTAATTTTTGCTGCTTCAAAACGATATTCCCAATTAGGTTTTTTAGGATTACCATCCTTATCACATTTACCTTTGTTTCTGTTTCTTACATTTACTTTTGCCATTTTATCCAACCTTTCTATTTTAAGTGGCATTGATGAACATAGTGAACAACAATGAACACTAAATAATGGCTTACCTAAGCCAAAAAACTAATTTTGTTCATCTGTTCACACTAATTTATATATTTCTTTATATATAAATAAATTATTAATTAAATAATTAAAGAAGAAGTTATTAGTTAATTTTTTGAAATTATAAAAAGAATTAAAAATTCACAGGAACATCTTGAACACCATCAAAAAACCTTTTAGGTAAGCCATTTTTTGATGTTCATTACTGTTCATTGTGTTCACTATTTGTGGTTTTTAATAACCATTTCAGTCATTTTTATTGCATTTTCTATGTTGGAAATTAGAATTTCCCTTGCAGTTTGATTCATATCAACACCTTCAAATTTAACTACATTGTTATTGTTACATAATTGATCCAACATAAATTTCATAGTGACTGACATATCCATGATGTCAAATCCAGCGTGTACTACTTCATGTAGTTGTTCAGTAAAATTAGTTTTACCTAATAAGTAATCAGTTGGAACATTAAAGTAATTTGCCAATGCTTTTAATCTATCTGCACTTGGCATAATTCTTCCACGCTCATATTCACCATAAGTGGATCTTTGGATTTCTAGAGCCTTAGACATTTCATCCTGTGTTTTACCAGCTTGCTTCCTTAATGCTTTTAATCTAATTGGAAATATATTAGTCATCAATACTACCACCCTTCAATTCATATTATAGCCATTCAAAATGGCATTGTCAATATAAATGGTAAACATTTATAAAAAATATTCTGAAAAATTTTTTCAAAAAAGTATTGACAAACTAGACATTGCCACTTATAATGGCATTATAACAGATAGGAAGGGACAAGATGAATATGTCAAATATGACAATAGAAAGCAAAATAGCAATGGTTGAGGAATTAAGAAAATTTTTTGGTCATGATAAAGTTTATTCATTTTATAGAAAGCACATTGAATGTGATTCCAAATTTGAAAAGGCTGCAAAACAAATCTGCAAAAAACATGGTGCAGAAATTCAAAATGAATATAAAAGATATAATGCAGTAATTAGTGATGAAAAAATGGTTTTAAGTTGTTTTGACATTGTAAATTATTAAGAAAGGTAAGGTAAAGATTATGGAATTTGAATATTTAGGAAGAAAGTTTATATTAGTGGAATTGGTTGATCCATTTAAAAATGAAACATTTGACATTATCCAAGTGATGGAAGTTGTACATAATGAGGAACTTGAAATGGATCAGTATAAGTTTATCAATTATTTCTATGGTGCATCAATGTATGATGAGGAAGAAGCAATTGAACTTGCAAAGAGTTATATAGATATGGAAGGTAATTAATATGAAAAAGATTTTAATCATAAATGAAGCAACAGGACAAATAGTTGCATATACAACAATCACAGGGTTAGAAAGTGATTGGGGATTAACTGATAAGGAACTTATTGAAGCAAGAATCCAATATGCAATTGATGATGAAGTTTTAGAAGAAAATGTTTGGTATCAGTATTATGAAACTAAAAGAGTACCAAAAGGATTATTACTAATTTAAGCCAACTGATGATGACTAGGTGGCACTATAAGTGGCACTATAAATGGCACTAGTCGAAACCTAAAGGACTGAACATCCTTGATGGTCTTGGTAGCCATACCAAAGAAAGGGGAAATTAGATATGTATGCAATTATTAATGTTGAAGGTATACTTCAAAGATTGGATCTATCACTTTGTTCAGTTGAAGAACTTACTAAACTTCAAGAAGAATATCACTTTGATGTGATTCAATATTCAACTGATCCATTAAAGGGGGTGGAATAATGGTTGATTTACAAAAAGAGCGTGTTGCCAAAGGATTAACCCAAGAGCAACTTGCATCTAAATGTGGTGTGATTCGACAAACAATATCTGAAATTGAATGTGGAAGAAATAATCCATCAATTTATTTAGCCAAGAAGATTGCAGAAGTCCTAGATTTAGATTGGACTAAATTTTTTGGAAAGTAATGCCACTTAAAGTGGAAAAGAAGGTGAAAGTATGCAAGATGTATTATACACAGTACCTGAAGTAGCCAAGTTATTGAAGGTCAATGCAGATTATGTACATAAGTTAAGAAAAGCTGGACTTTTGAAGTTCTTGAAGTTAGGTCAGTTTAAGGTGCGAAAAGAAGACCTAGATGAATTCCTTGCAAATAATGTAGGGAAGGATTTAACTGATCCATTTAACATTAAGGATTTAGGTGAAGCAGTATGAAACTATTTGAACATCAAGTAGAAGTCCTAAACCAAACTAAAGGTAAAAATAAGGTTGCTTATTATCTAGATATGGGATTAGGTAAAACATTTGTAGGTTCTGAAAAAGCAGTATCACTTGGTGATAACATCCTGGTGGTGTGTCAGAAGTCAAAGATTAATGATTGGGTGAATCACTTCAATGAACATTATTATTGTCGTATTTATGACTTAAGTAATAAGAAGCAATTTGAATATGGTATCCAAGAACTAACTTCATCAGTTAAACCAATCACCATTGGTGTTATTAATTATGAATTAGCGTGGAGAAGACCTGAATTGCTTTATTTAAAGGATTTTACACTTATGTTAGATGAATCATCCTTAATACAAAATTCAAAGGCAAAACAGACCAAATTCATTATGAAAATGAATCCATCAAATGTAATCCTATTAAGTGGTACACCTGTAAGTGGTAAGTATGAAAACCTATGGACACAATGTAAGCTGCTTGGATGGGATATAGATGAAAAACTATTCACACAACATTATGTTCAGTATGACTATCTAAAAGATAAGCGTGGTAGGAAAAAGATTAATCCTGTTACCAATAAACCTATCAAGGTTGTAGTTGGTTACAAGAATGAAGATAGACTTAATAAAAAGTTAAAAGATTATGGTGCTATCTTCATGAAAACTGAAGAAGTTATTGACCTACCAAGTAAGAATTACATAGATATTAAGGTTGATGTCACACCTAATTATAAGAAGTTTATGAAGAAAGGAATAATATCCTTTGATGGTATTGATTTAATTGGTAATACACCACTTACTAAAAGGCTTTATGCAAGAATGCTTTGTGGTCAGTATAACAAAGCCAAATTAGATGCAGTAAGGGATTTATTATCATCTGCAAGTGATAGATTCCTAATATTCTATAACTTTAATGAAGAATTGGATCAACTTATTAATATATGTGATGAACTGAACAGACCTTATTCACAAATAAATGGACCTGTTAAAGATTTAACTGCATATGAAGAAGATTCAAATTCAGTAACCTTATGCCATTATAGAGCAGCTTCAAAAGGACAAAATCTTCAAAAGGCTGACAAAATTATTTATTTCACACCAACTGATAGGGTTGAAGATTGGATGCAATCACAAAAAAGAATTCACAGAATTGGTCAAGAATCACCTTGTTTCTATTATCTGATGAAATGTTCATCTTCAGTAGAAGAAAGCATTTATAAGGCATTAGAAATGGGTGTGGACTATACTGATGAACTATTTAAAAAAGAATATATGTAAAGGAAGGTAAAATTATGGAACAACAAAATGCAGTAGCATTGTTTGAACAACAATATATGGAATCGTTCAAGCAATTAAGTGAATTAAAAAAGGAACAAAACAGACTTTCAAAGATTGAAAAGGATGTTAAGACTAAACTTGAAACAGCAATGGATACTAATGATATTTCAAGTATCAATAATGATTACATTACTATTTCAAGGGTAGCAGCTAGTGAAACTATCACAATTGATTTGGATAAGTTAAAGGAAAAAGAACCTGAACTATATGCAGATTTACTTAAGGACTATCCAAAAACTAGGACCACTAAATCATCTATTAGATTTGTGGTGAAGTAATGTTGGAACGTTTCAAAAAACTGAAGTTTGCACCAACATATGAAATATCTAATCTAGGTAACATTAGGCACAAGGGTAAAATCTTAAAACCTACAAATGATTCTAGGGGATATCTTAAGGTAGTTATTGAAGGACATCATTATAAGGTGCATAGATTAGTTGCTATTCACTTTAAAAGGAATCCTGGCAATAAACCTATAGTCAATCATAAAAACGGAAATAAGAAAGATAATCGTGTTTCAAATCTAGAGTGGGTGACACAATCTGAAAATGTCAAACATGCTTGGGAAAAGGGGTTGATTAAGCGTGGAAAATCGTTGTAGAAATTGTAAGCATTACTATTATGGTAAATGCAAACATCCTAATTTAGATGCTAATGATACTGTTACAGATATCATTGTAGACCATGTTGAACTAGCATTTGATGGTGATATTCAAAGTCTATTAGGTGAAGTGGTGGAACAATTTTGTAGTTATCTAAGTGAAGATGAAAAGTTGGAATTCATTGAATCCATATGTGGTTGTTGTAGCAACTATTTAACTGATCCAGCAAATATGAACTTGGATGAAATTTCATTCAATCCTAGTGATGATTTCAGTTGTAAATATTATGAATAATGAAGGGGTGAAAAAATGGTCAAAGAAGATTTAGTAAAAGGTTTTACATTTAAAGTACCAGCTACTTTAATTAATAATTTTGTTAGTCAATATCCTAGTAAATCAGGTGACTTAATTGAAGTAGTAGTTGCAAAAAACGTTGATTCATTTGGTAATGGATCATCTGTTGCAGTAGAAATTGAAAGATGTAGAAATAGTCATTCTAGTTATGGGTATTTTTACATCAAACTGAAGAATTTATTAGAGGGGGAAAATATGGATCACAATTATAAGTATATTTTGGAAGTAAAATATTATAGCCATGATACAGTTAAGTATCTAGGTACAAATACTGAATACCAAGTAGGTGATAATCTAGTAATCACTTCAAGGTCAAATGAATATGAGGTGGTTAAAATTTCAAGGGTAATAATTGATGGTGAAGTTGGTACAGGGTTAATACCTTTATTTGATAGAAGGATTATCACTTCATTTGTTGATACCTTCAAGATTAAACAAGATGAATTAAGTAAAGTAATTATGAGAATTAAAGAAATTAATACTTATATCTCAAATAAGTATCTATTATTACTTCTTAATAATGAAACTAATGAAGAATTAGATTGTTTAAAAGTTGAACTGAAGGAACTGATTACTAAACAAACTGAATTAGAAAAAGAACTTAGTGGGATGAAATAATGGCATCTGAAAAGAATTTTGAAAATCGTGTTAAACGATTCTTACAATCCAAAGGTATATATCCTTTAGGAACACCTAGACAAAAGATGCTAGTACCACCTATAGGTTATTGGGAAAAGCGTTGGGGTGGTGGAACATTTACCAAAACAGGCTTACCTGATATGCACATAGTGGTTAAGGGTTATTCACTTGATGCTGAACTGAAGGTAGATAGTGTACCAAGTGAACAACAGATGTATATCATTAGTCAAATTAATAATAGTACATCATGTATAGCATTTGTACTGTGTCCAACTAATAAGGTGGATAAACTTAAGGATTATGTATCTAAATATGATTATCCTAATGTTGCTATATTAGGATATGGTGATTTTAAAGATTTAATAGAAAGGTTCATTGAAAATGAGGTATAGCCATAGTAAGGTAGAATGCTATGAAGGTTGTCCTTATAAATATGATTTAAGGTATGTTCAAAAACTAAAAACATTACCTAATGATGATCCAGCTAATCCATTAATTATTGGTACTGCAATGCATACAGGTATTGAAACGGATGTTAGAACTGCTATCCAACAATACTATATGTCATTTCCAATAATAACAGATGCACACATTATTGAAGCAACTAAATTAGAAGCAATGATTCCTAAGGTGAAGAAACTGATTCAAGATGTATGCAAAGGGAAATTGACCTTTGAATATGAATTGAAGACAAGCACCTTCAATGGATATCTAGATTTACTTGAAGAAGTAACATCTGATTATTGTAATATCTATGATTTTAAGTATTCAAATAATGTGGATCATTATCTTGAATCAAGGCAACTTCATATCTACAAATATGAAACTGAAAAGAATACAAATTTTAAGGTTTTAAACCTAAATTACATTATGATACCTAAAGTATCAATTAAGCAAAAGAAAACAGAAACTGAACTAGAATTCAAGAGAAGATTACAGATGGAATTGGACAAAGCTGAACCATATATAGTACCTGTTCAGTATGATGTTCAAAAGGTAATCAACCATAAAGAATTGATTGAAGAAATTGAAAACAATCGTTCAGTTGAAAAGAAGACTAGTAACTTATGTGCTAGATTCTGTGAATATCATAATTATTGTAAGTCTAATGGAAAGATTGATTATGACATCATCTATCCTGAAGATATAAAAATTGGTAAGTAGAAAGGGGAAAAATTATGTCAATGTTACCAAGTACAAATAGGGTTGAGATTTCACCTGTAAGAAGTCTAAAGAAAATATGGATCTATGGTCAACCATTTAGTGGTAAGACTACATTTGCTGACCAAGCACCAACACCAATCAATCTAAATACTGATGGAAATGTAAAGTATGTTTCTATGCCAAGATTAGAGATTAAAGACCAAGTTAAGGTTGAAGGTAGTGCTGGTAGAGAAAGAAGCATTAGAACATTTGCATGGGCAATTTTCAAGGATGCTATTGATGAACTTGAAAGGGGTTCAGACTTTGAAACTATTGTAGTAGATTTAGTGGAAGATACATATGAACAATGTAGATTATATATGTATGACAAACTAAATATTGAACATGAATCTGATGATGGATTCAAAGCCTGGGATAAGGTAAGAATTGAATTCTTATCAACATATAGAAGACTATTAAATCTTCCATATAACATCATTCTAATATCACATGAAGATACTTCTAAGGATATTATGAAGAAAACAGGTGATAAGATTACTGCAATTAAACCAAATATCAATGATAAGGTTGCTAATAAGTTAGCTGGTATGGTTGATATTGTTGCAAGGGTTGTAGTTGAAACTGATGATTATCGTGTTCTATCATTCAAGCAAAATGAAGTAGTATTTGGTGGTGGTAGATTACAAGGAATAGAGGTAAGCCAAATTCCTTTATCTTGGGATGCATTAGTGGGTGTTTATAACACTTTAGGTACTTCACAGGTAAACAATACACCTACTGAAGAAAAACCTTCTAAAAAGGCAAGAACAAGGGGTTCAAAACCCACTGAAGAATTGGAAGTTAAAGAAACAACTGAAGAAGTTAAACCTACTGAAGAACCAAAGGTTGAAGAAGTGCCAAGAAGTAGAAGAAGTAGGGGTGTAGTTCCACAAGATGAAACTGCAGCTACTGAAGTGGTTGAACAACCTACATCAAGAGCAGCTAGAAGAACTAGAGGTCAAGCAACTGAAACTAAGGTTGAAGAAGCACCAAAGGTGACACCAACTGAATCTGTTAGTGAAGCACCAACTAGAAGAACTAGAAAAGTTAGAAATTAAGGAAAAGGAAGGTAAATAATTATGGC